TAGACAAAGCTAACTTAGATATTGGAATTTGGAACGTTTCGGAAGAGTTTTACGAGTACGGACGTAAAGAATTAAAACGAGGCATAGAACTATATAACACTTATATAAGAGACGACTTTGATATTAACGACTATACTATTCAGGGGACGCTATGAGAATATTAAATTTATATGCCTGCTTAGGAGGTAATAGGTATAAATGGTCAGACGAACATAAAATTACAGCAGTAGAGTTAGACCCTGACTTAGCTAGAATGTATAAAGAACGTTTCCCCCAAGACGAAGTAATAGTAGCCGATGCCCATAAATATATTTTAGATCACTATAAAGAATATGATTTTATTTGGTCTAGTCCTCCTTGCCCTACCCATAGCAAAGTAAGAGTAACCCAAAAAAACAGAGATTTTTATATTCCTAAATATCCTGATATGAGTTTGTATCAACAAATATTATTTCTTCAAGAACATTTTAAAGGAAAATATGTAGTCGAAAATGTTATACCTTATTACAAACCTTTAATCGAAGCTCAGAAACGAGGTCGTCATTTATATTGGTGTAATTTTAAATTACCTGCTACTATAGATAGAGCCGAGGCAAAGGGTATAATGTGTGGTCAGGCTGACGATGAAAAAAATAAACTATGTGAGTTTCATAAAATTGATAGAAAGTTTTTAGACACTTATAAAGGGAGTCAAAGTAAAATAAAAATTATAAGAAACTTAGTAGACTATGAGGTTGGAGACGTAATATTAAATAGGGCTATGGGAATTATGGAGAGTAAGAATACAACTCAAACTTCGTTATTGTTATGAAGCTATTAGAATTATTTGCAGGTAGTCGTAGTATAGGAATAGAAGCAGAGAAATTAGGCTTTGAAGTTTTTAGTAGCGACTTGCATAATTTTGATAAAATAGATTATGTCGTAGATATATTAGAATTTGATATAAACAAAATACCTTTTAAGCCTACTATGATATGGGCTTCGCCTCCTTGTACTACTTATAGCGTTTCGGCTATTTCGCACCATAGACCCCATAATAAACCAATGTCAGACTTTGCTAAAGTTTCAGACGACATAGTAAAAAAAACACTAAGTATTATTAAACAACTAAAACCTAAATATTGGTATATTGAAAACCCTAGGGGAATGTTACGGAAAATGCCTTTTATGTATGGGCTACCTAAAACGACAGTATGGTATTGTAAGTATGGTTTAAGCTATGCTAAACCTACCGATATTTGGAGTAATAATATTTATAGTTTGTTTAGACCGAATGGTTGGCTACCAAGACCTCAATGTTTTAATGGTAATGAAAATTGTCATCACGATAAACAGCCTAGAGGTTATAAAGCTAAAAAAGAAGCCGGAGCTTTAGGTAAAGGTCTTCAGGGTCAAAAAAATAATTATGAACGTAGTAAAATACCAAAGGATCTATGTATAGAAATTTTAAATAAATCAATGTAATGAAACCGAAAAAAAGTACAAATACTCAGCGTATTAGTCAGCTAGAAAAAGCAGTAACTAATTTATACGCTTTATTAATGAATTATAATAATATGGTTACAGAGTTAGCCGAAACAAAAAAAGAAAATGTTAAAGACAAACCAGATAATTAAAAAACCATTAAATAACTCTCAGATAAAAAGAGTAGCCGACTTAGTAATAGAACATACTAAGACTAATATATTTATAGAGGCTAAGACTCAAGACCTAGTAGACGCTAGAGCTTTATTTGATTATTTATTAAAAGTAGAATATCAGCAGACGTTATTTGCAATAAGAGATTACTATTTAAGTAAAAACAAAAAAAGGCATCATACTACTATTATACATAGTATAAAAAACTTTAAAGACGTAGTATTTAGAAACCCTCATTTCTTAGATATAGTAGACGTTATAAAACTACAAGAAGTTTCTCCAAGGCAAATTAACAATGTAATAAGCCTAGTTAGTAAGATACAAACCAAAAACCAATTAAATAAAACTAGAAAGTTTCTAAAAGAATTACTTAGCAAATAATAAATTTCTTACGTTATATATAAAATGAATGACAAAAGTTACACTAAAAAAAAGGATATGATAGAAGCCTTGACCTTTAACCTAGGCATAGTTTCTACAAGTTGTCTAGCTGTAAATATTAGTAGGCAGACTCATTATAGGTGGTTAAAAGAAGACGAAGACTACAAACAAGAAGTCCAAGACATAACTGAGTCAGCTATAGATTTTGTAGAGTCTAAGCTCTATGAGAGAATCAAAGCTAACGACACTGCTTCAATTATATTCTATTTAAAAACTAGGGCTAAAAGCCGAGGTTATGTAGAACGTCAAGAAATTGCTATACCTGAAGCTAGGAAATTTGAAGTAGAAGTTTTAGGCTCAATAGATGAAAGTACAGACTAATATAGTATATGACTATCTGCATAAGTCAGATCATAAAATAAAAATATTTCAAGGAGGAACTCGTTCAGGTAAAACCTATAATATAATTCTTTGGTTAATCTTTGGGTATGCTATGAAACATACTAATAAAACCATTACAATATTTAGGGCTACCTATCCTGCTTTAAGGGCTACAGTAATGAGAGACTTCTTCGACATACTTGAGACGTATAATCTATACGAAGACCAAGCTCATAATAAAAGTAATAGCGAATATAAACTAAACAACAATTTATTCGAGTTTGTGAGTATCGACCAACCCTCAAGACTTAAAGGACGTAAAAGACATATAGCCTTTATAAACGAGGCTAACGAATGTAGCTACGAATCATTTAATCAAATTCTATTTAGAACTGAGTCTAACCTTATTTTAGATTATAACCCCTCCGATGAATACTCCTGGATATATAGCAAAGTTAAAACCAGGAACGATGCTTTTTTTAATATAACAACTTATAAAGATAATAGGTTTCTAAACCCTGACATAGTAAAAGAAATAGAACGCCTTAAAGATACTGACGCTGACTATTGGAGGGTTTATGGTTTAGGTCAGGTAGGTAGGAATAGAGCAACTATATTTACTTATTTAGAAATAGATAAAATACCTGCTGAGGCTGAGTTTATAGCAGGAGGTTTAGATTGGGGCTTTGTCAACGATCCTAGCTGTTTAGTTTTTTCTTACGTCTATCAAGACAAATTATATATAGATGAATTATTTTATAGTTATGGTTTAACTAACCGAGACATAAAAGACAAATTTGTAGAACTAGGAATAACTAGACAAATAGAAATCTTTGCAGACTCAGCCGAGCCTAAGTCTATAGACGAACTGCATAGATACGGATATAATGTTAAGGCTGCTCAAAAAGGTAGGGACTCTATTAATATGGGTATTGACTTACTTAAAAGATACAAGCTCCATATAACCTCCAGGTCTATGAATACTTTAAAGGAGTTTAAAAACTATAAATGGCAAGAAGATAAAAACGGAACTCTGCTTAATGTTCCTGTACAAAAAAACGATCATAGTATTGATTCAGTCCGTTATAGTATTATCAAAAAACTAGCTAGACCAAAGGTAGCTCGTTACGCTATACGATAAAAGTTTTATACACAACGTTTGTTAATATCATTTATATTTACTATATTTGTATTGTCGTTAGTAGGCAGATATACAGTAAGACCGAAAACCTCAGCAATGAGAATAATTGTCGTCTCAGGTAAACCGAGCCCCTGAACAGACGTAAACTACTAAATAGGTTTTGGTTAATTAAATACTATATGATGAAAACAAAAAACGAGTACACTAACACTAAGTTAGTAAAAGCAATAGCCAACACTTTAGGAGACGATTTCTTCTTATGTGATATGCTAGACCAAGAAGAACTATTTGAGCTTCAAGGTAAACTATCTACTATGATATGTAAATATGCTAATAATAATAATTCTTTAGCACTAGCTATTACTAAGCAATTACCTAAGACTTTTTATACTTCTTATACTGACGAACAATTTGCTATAAGATAATGGAAAAAGAAACTAGATACGAGAAACTCCTAAAGGAGGCTCAATGGAACGTAGAATACTATACTAAACAAAGGGACGACTACGACAACAAATTATACCTTGCTAGATTATCCTTTGAAGAATTAAAACTCAGAGAAAACGAATTTGAACATTTAGAAAAAGAATTTGTTTAATAATTAGTGTTTAGTTAAATTACCCTCTAGATTTTCTAGGGGGTTTTTTTTATGCCTCAAATTTAAAATTTTAACGTTATATATATAGTATGAAGAAAATAGAATTATTAATACCTAAAGATTTACATAGCATACCACTATACCAATATCAAAAATTCCTTATGGAGTTTGAGGGTAAATCTGACGAAGACTATACAAGCGAAGAGGCTAGTCTTAAAATGCTAGAAATATTCTGTGGGCTAAAACCTAAAGAGGGTCTGCAGTATAAAATGACAGACGTAGACAAAGCTGTAAATAAACTCAATAAAGTACTTAATCAAAAACCTAGTCTTATAACTAGATTCAAGCTCGGAGGCTTAGAGTTTGGTTTTGTTCCTGACTTACAGGATCTAAGTTTTGGAGAATACATAGACGCAGAAACTAATTTAACTAATTGGGCTACTATGAATAAAGCTATGGCTGTTTTATATCGTCCTATTGATATGACCTATAAAGGTAAGTATAAACTTAAACCTTATGACGGAGTTCATTATGCAGAGGTATTAAAAAATATGCCTACTTCTGTAGCAGTATCAGCCTTGGTTTTTTTTTACAGTTTAGAGACGGAATTATTAGAAGTTACTCTAACCTCTACTCTGAAACAGGAGAACAGACTGAAGAAAAAAGTTTCGGAGCAAACGAAGATTTTAGAGTAAAATATGGTTGGTATAATAGTATATATAAATTAAGTAACGGAGACATAACAAAGGTAGAAGAGGTTACTCGTAAACCTGTTCATCACTGTTTAACAATGCTTCAGTATCAAAAAGAATTAGAAGAGGCTGAGGCACAAAACATAAAAAATAAATTTAAAAATGGCAAATAATAATATAGGAGCAACTGCTTTTTTTACAATGTTAGATTCTTTAAAAGTTAATCTACTAGAAGACGTAAGTATAAATACTTGTACTTATGGAGACTTAGCACAAATTGATTTAAGCAAACAAAGTATATTTCCTATAGGACATATAGTCCCTAATAATGCTAATGTAGATGAATCAGGTCAACTAATAACTTTTAACGTTACAGTAATTTTAATGGATATAGTAGACATTTCTAAGGATAGAAAAACTGATATATTTTATGGGGTTACAAATGAGCAGAACATATTAAACACAATGTTAGCTGTAGGTAATAGATTATTTGGTAGGTATAAAGGATCTGATTTAAGACTTCAAGGTTTTCAATGCGAGGGGAGTATGACCTGTGAGCCTTTTTACCAAAGATTTGAAAATCAATTAGCAGGTTGGGCTTGTACTTTTGACATAACATTTAAAAACGATATTTACTTATGTTAAGCGAAGAAGTATATAAAGAATTACAAGCCTATGCTTTAAACGTAATTTCTTCTGCTAGGGCTAACCTAGAAAAAAATAATAATACCGGAGCTTTAGCCGATAGTCTTGACTATCAAATATTAGACGAATTCGACTGGGGAGGTACTTTAAATTTTTATTCTTTAGCTTATGGTAAATTTATAGACCAAGGGGTACAAGGGGCTAACCCAAACGAATTACCTGCTCCAGGAGTAAACAAACAAGGTAAAGAAACTAAGGGGTCAAAATGGTATGGTATAAATAAAGCTCCTATGTCTCCTTATAAATTCGGAAGTGGTAAAGGTAAACCTGGGCTTAGAGGTGCTATTGATAAATGGACTATTACTAAAGGTATTCCAGGTATAAGAGACGAAAAAGGTAGATTTATTCCTAGAAAAAGTTTAGTCTATTTAATGACTAGAAGTATATATTTATCAGGGTTATCTCCTAGTTACTTTTTTTCTAATGCACAAAAAGAATACGATTCTAGAATTATACAAAAATTAAGAGCTTCGTTCTTAGTTGATATACAACTTAAAACTTTAGAAACTTTAGATCCTTTAAAAACAAATGCTGCTTATACTCAATTTAGTACAAGTAGAAGACCTAGAAAAACTTAATTATGGCTACAAAAATATTTACAAGAAGTCCTTACATAGTATATACAGGAGAGGTTACAGACTTATCTTATTCTATACTTTTATTATATTATACGGGAGGAACTTCTTCTAACCCTTTATATACTATTACTAAAAACGCTTTCCAATTTAAAGATAACGCAGGCGTAGCCAAAGGTTATAATAGTTTTGACATATCAGACTTAATTAAAGATTTAATAGAAATTTTTTATAATGGTCAAACTGGTTTACCTGCTTTGCCTCCAAATGTAGATATGACTTACCAACTATTAAATTTTTCTACTACTGCTCAATTAGGAGGTACTATAACAGGGTTAGTTACAGGTTTAGAGGGTTACTCAGAATTTCAAGACGGACTTAATTATTCACTACCTACAAATCAAATTTTATTATCAGGTACAGAAATTTATTTACCTAATGGAAAAACTACTAGAATATATTATAATGACGGAAGCGATGTTTTAGGAGACGAAACAGTTCTGCCTAATGACACTACTACAGACGTAGACGGAACAGACATAAAAATAAATAGGATAAGAGAATGTAAATATCCTCATACTAAAATAACTTTTTTAAATAAATGGGGTGCTCTTCAGGACTTATGGTTTTTCAAAAAAAGTATAGACACAACTAGTGTAAGTAATACTAATTACATATCTAATGTATTAGACCTTAACAAAGCTAACCCTAGTTATAGTACTACTGCCCATTATAAGAAAACATATAATTTTGTAGGTCAGCAAAAAATAAAATTAAGTACAGGTTTAGTAGGAGAATGTTATAACCCTTATTTACAGGAATTAATGCTGTCTCCTTTTATTTGGTTAACTGATGCAACTGAAACTTATCCTGTAGTTTTAACTTCTAAGGAGTTATTGAAAAAAACTAGCTTAAACGATTATTTAGTCGAATATACTTTAGACTTTGAAATAGCAAACGAAATAATTAATAATATTAGATAATGCCTAGTAAAAAAAAATTAGAATTATATATTAGAAATACTACAGGAGGTACTATTGAAGAGATACAAAACCCATTAAATTTTCCTTGGGAAAAAGTAGAAATGTTTAAAGATGAAAGCGTTACTTTAACTCAGACAGTAAAAAACGTTAAAGACCCTGCTAAAGTATTTACTCCATTTACTAGGAAATTTACAGTACCAACTAGTAAACAAAATAATAAAATATTTAGACATTTTTATAACAATGGTATTTCAGGCTTTGATTCAAGAATTAAAATACCTGCTAAACTAGAATTAAATACTAGTCCATTTCAAGACGGATATATAAAATTAGAAAGCTCAGGAATAGAAAACAATAGACCTAAAGATTATAAGCTAACTTTTTTTGGTAATACTGTAGCCTTAACTCAATTATTTGGAGAAGACACTTTAAGAAATTTAATATGGCTAGATAACTTTAGTTTTCCTTATGATGCAGCTAACATACGAGCTAGGTTAGAAAATTTCCCCTCTGACTCTAAAGTAGTTGACGGAGTTACTTATACTAATGTTACTCCGGTTACTTTAATTTCTAACGAGAAACGTTGGTTTTATAATTCGGCTTCTCCTTATATTCAAGGAAACGGGAATTTATATCCTCAAGCAGGTAATATACAAGGTTGTTATTGGGAAGACTTAAAGCCCTCTTTTAGAGTAGAATTAATATTTAAAGCTATAGAAGAATCATATCCTGAAATAGAATTTGATAGATCAGCAGACACTATTTTTAATGATAGTTATTTTACTAGTATATTTTTACATTTAAGTAAAACACAGGGAAGAGTTTTAAATACTGATGACAACGTACCTCAGACATTCCCTCAAATAGTAAATACATTTCCTTTAAACCCTACTAATAGTAGTTCGACTTCTTCAGTAAATTTAGCTACTAGTAATGGGTCAGATATAACTATAGCTGTTCCTAGTAATGTAGAGCAAAACTCTAGTAGTTTTTTTGGTCAAACAGGTAATGAGATAAGAGTTTTTATAAGACCTTTAACCGCTTACTTAAATACTACTTATTCGGCTCAATTATTATATAATGGAACAGTAGTAGATTCTTTAGACTTAGTTATAGGAAACCAAGAAATTGTACCCTCAGCACAACAGCAGGTAACAAACGGAACTTTTAGACTTATTATAGCCCCTACTTCTCTTATAGCCTTTGATTTAATTGAATTTAGAATCACTAGAGGTATATATTTTCCAATTTATAATCTTGATTATTGGCGTAGTGAATTTCAAATATCTAATGTAACTTTTAACCCAAATTTTGAATTTAACATTACTGACCAAGTACCAAAAATAAAAATAATAGAATTTTTATCAGGTATTTTTAAAATGTTTAATATTATAGCAGAGGTAAAATTTAATCAAACAAATCAGAAACAAACTATAATTTTAAAAGATTATAATAAGTTTTATTTTGGAGACACTAATTATATAAATGGTTATAAAACAATAGATATTACTCAGTATGTAGACGCTAAAGAACAAGACGTAAGTAATACTTTACCTTATAATATGGTTAAATATAAATATAAAGGTTTAGAAACATTTTTTGCAGATTATCATAATCAATTATTTGGTCAAGAATGGGGAACAGAAAACTATAGAGGTGCTACAGACGGAGTATTTGTAGGGAAACCTTATACTATAGAAGTTCCTTTTGAGTTTCAGAAATATGAGAGAATTTGGGACACTGCTTTACCTGATTCTCAAACTCAATTACAATGGGGTTGGACAGTAGATAATGATAGAAAGCCTATAATGGGTAAACCATTACTACATAAAGCAACATTTATTGACGAGGGTACACTTTTTAGTTTTATGCCTACAGAAAATTCTGTTGGATATATAGAAAATTATAGAATACCTGCTTCTGCTAGTGTGGGTAGTAGTGCGTTTTCTAGAAGTTTAGCTTTTTTCCCTGAAACTAACGAATTTACAGGAGCAATTAACCAACAAACATTATTTACTGAATTTCATCAAAGGTATATACAGGGAATATTCGAGCAGTCTAAAAGATTAGTTAAAGTTACTGCTTATTTGCCTGATTCGGTGTTGTTTGAATTATCTCTAGCTAATAGGTTTGTTATAGGAAATAATACTTATATGATTAATAGTATAAAAACAAATTTTGCTACAGGTAAAAGCGAATTAGAATTATTAACTCAAGACTTAAATATTTAATTATGTTGAAACTAATTATAGATTTATTACAGGAGGCAAACGGAGAAACAGAAAATATTAGAATTGCACAAGGTAAAAATAAACTAAGTACAGGTCTAAAAGAATCATTTAAACAACTTAAAACCGAATTGCTATGGCAACTGAAAAAATAGGTATTGAAGTAGTCGTTAAGTCGAAAGGGGCGGCTGCAGCATTTAAGGAATTATCAGGCGATGTTTCTAAATTTAATAAAACCTTAGATAAAAACCGAGACGCTGTACAAGGGTTAGACGCTATTACAGGGGGTATGGTTACTCAAGGTCGTAACCTCCAAAAAATGATTAAGGGTACTATAGTAGCAGTAAGAGGTTTCGCTGCTTCTATGAATCTTTTAAAAGGAGCTATTATAGCTACAGGTATAGGGGCTTTAGTAGTTGCTCTAGGTACAGTAGTTGCTTATTGGGACGACATTAAATCGGTTATGTCAGGGGTTTCTAGTGAACAAAAAGAAGTACTAGCTAACCAAACTAAACAAGCAGAAATTGCCCAGAAACAATTAGACGTTATTTCTCAGTCAGAAAATATACTTAAACAGCAAGGCAAAACTGATAAGGAAATATTGCAAATGAAAATTGCTCAAACAGGAGAAACTATTAAAGCTCTAGAGGCTCAAATAACTACTCAAATCGAGCAACGTAAAATACAAAAAGAAACTGCCCAACGATCCCAGGACTTTTTAGCCGGGTTAATACAATTTTTGACTGGACCTATAGGCTGGATAATGAAAGCCTACGATTATATTACAGGAAGTAATTCTTCTGCTATTTTTAATAATATGGCTTCTTTTATTATTAGTACTGAAGACGAAGAAGCAGACGAAGCTATAGAAACTGCTCAGGCTAATTTATTGAAGCTAAAAAATATGAAAGCGGGAATGGAGAATACCATAACCGAAAACGAAAAAGCAGAGAGAGATAAACGTAAAGCTATTGCAGATAAGGCTAGGGCTGACGAACTAGCAGCCGAAGCAAAGTTAGCAGCCGATAAGTTAGCGTTATACGTTAAAGATACAGAAATGGTTGCTGGGTTAAGACGACAATACTGGGAAGCTAATTTAGAAAAAACTAAAGAAAATGACGCTATGCTTCTAGACTTAGAACGTCAAAGGCTAGTTGCTGAAGTAGAAGCTAGTACTGCTTCGGAGTTTATGAAGAAACGAGCTATAGAAGAAATAAACCAAAACTTTAATTCTCAAATAGCTGAGTCTAACGACAATTATGACAAAGAAGAATCGGCTAGAGAAAAATCAGTAGCAGACCAAAAAATAGGTTTAATGAAAATGACCTTTGGAACTTTAGCTGAAGTACTAGGAAAAAATTCAGCAGCCGGTAAAGCAGCCGCTATTGCAGCAGCAACAATAAACACTTATCAGGGTATTTCTGAAGTTTGGGCTAATGAATCTACTTTGCCTGCTCCATTTGATGTTATACAAAAAGCTGTAGCTTCAGCAGGGGTTTTAATAGCTGGTATGAAAACCGTTCAACAAATTAAAACTGTACCTAAACCTAAAGGCGTTAAAGGTGGTGGGGGTGGTGGTGCTCCTGGTCCAACTATGCCTGCTTTTAACGTAGTCGGTACGGGTGGAACTTCTAACTTAGCTTCAGCTATAGCAGACCAAGAAAATAAGCCTAGTAGATCCTATGTAGTAGCCGGAGACGTAACTACTGCTCAAGAATTAGAACGTAATACTATTACTGAAAGTTCTATATAAACACAAATATTAATTTAATAACGTTATATAAATATGAAAATTGTAGAATTAATTATAGATGAAAACGATTTAGATTCTGGGGTCGACTGCATAAGTATTGTAGAGCACCCTGCTATTGAGGAAAATTGGGTCGCTTTAAAAGACGACAAAAAGCAGTACGAATTTAAACAGGTCGATGAAGACCAAAGACTATTATTAGGAGCTTTGCTAGTCCCTAATAAAACAATTTATCGTAAAGACGGAGCAGACGAAGAGCCTTATTATATATTTTTTAATAAAGATACTGTTCGTTTAGCTTCTGAATTATATATGCAGCGAGGCTACCAAAATAACGCTAGTTATGAGCATATAGAAAAAGTAAAAGGTCTAACACTAGTTGAATCTTGGATTGTAGAATCTAAAGAACAAGATAAAAGTAATATCTATAATTTAGATTTACCTGTCGGAACTTGGGTTGGAACTGTTAGAGTTCACAATGATAAAATTTGGAACGAAATTAAAGAGTCAGGGTCGTTAAATGGTTTTAGTATAGAGGGTATGTTCGGAGAAAAATATCAAACCGAAGTAAAAGCTCATAAACAACAAATCGAAGACGGACTTACTTTATTAAAAATAAAAAAAGCACTTATAGAAAATGAGCAACTTTAACCAACCAATACCTTTACCGGTAGTATCTCCAAAAAACGGAAAAAGAGGTTGTCTATGTAAAGACGAAAATACTTATAGTCGTAAATGCTGCGACGGGACTTTATGGGCTCAGGGTATCGGATCTATTACTAGATTAACTTAAAAATGCAAATAATTTTAAACTAACGTTATATAGATATGAATACAAAAAACAGAGTATTTAGTAAACTTTTTAAGGATAAGACAAAAGAATTAAAAGGAGTACAATTAAAAAAATATAAGGCTACGCTAAGTATTTTAGACGATTTTAGCTATGGTCAATTTGATGAAATTAATGACGAAATAGATAACTTAGGTTATTTTGTAAATGAATGGTTTCCTGATAGATTTGACCAATGGTATGAATTAGGTAGAGAAATATATTCAGTATATTTTCAAAATGCAGAGCCTTTTATTACTGAAGCAGACTTAAATAAAGATAGTGAATTAATAGACACTATATACGAAACTGCTTATGAATTAGGAATAGAGCCTGAACAAATATATCCTAGTATAAACGACCATATTAACGTTATACAGGACGGCTACGCTTATATAGAGGCTTTTGAAGAGCAGAAAAAAGAATTTGAAAACGAAAGTAAATCAGTATAATTATGAGCACTTTAAATACAGTTTTTAAAAAAATGTTTAGTTCTTATGATACTGTTGAAATGATAGTAGATAGAATGTCTAAAAAAGGAATGGACTTAGAGTCTTATCCTTGGGACGAATGTATAGCAGAACAAACTAAAAGATATGGGGCTGAAGCTGCTCCTAAAATTTGTGGATATATAAAAAAAACTTATGGGAATTAACGAAAAAAAAGCCTTAGCAATATTAAACAAATTGCCTAAGACAAAATTAAGCAAAGAGCAGAGAACTAATTTAAGTTTAGTATCTGAATTAGAAGATAGACTAGACGAATTACAATACGCTTTCGATGACGCTAGTTATTATGGTTACGAAAGGTTAGACGATTTATTAGACCAATGGTTTGAAGCGACTAACCCTATCAAAACAGAAATTGACGAAATGGCTATTAATGGTAATGCTAGTAATTTACCTTTTATTGCAGAAGAAGTTAAAAACTTGTTAGCAGACTTTGATACTGGAATGGATAGATTAGGTTTAGATCCTACTGAGGTTTTACCTAACTACGATGACTATAGACGTTATGTAGATGAAGCAGACGGAGTTTATAAAGACTTTATTAGTAAATATAGAGAGACTATTAATTATACTAATAATAACGATTTTATTAAATAATCACTTAAATTAATTATATATGAATACTACTGAAATGTTAACCCAAATTAAAGCTCTGCTAGGTGCGAAAGTAAATTTAGCCCAGCTTATTTTGGATAATGGAACGGTAATCGAAGCAGAATCTTTTGAGAAAGACTCAGCAGTTTTTATCGTATCTGACGAAGAAAGAATCGCTTTACCAGTTGGCGAATATATGATCGAAGACGGTCGTATGTTAGTTGTAACTGAAGAGGGGGTTATCTCTGAATTTAGAGTTAAGGAAGAACTCGAAACAGAAGAGGTTATAATTGAAGCACCTGAAGAGGTAGCCGAAGACGTAGCAGCTGTTATAGAAGCTGTCGTAGAGGTTGTAGCACCAATTATAGAAGAAGTTAAAAAGGAAGTCGAAGAACTTAAACGTAAGTTTGAGTCTATACCTGAAGCAGAAGAAGAGGGTTATAAAGACGGAATTGATGACGAAAAAGAAGACGTAAGAGAAGACTTAAAGTCGCATAAATTTGCTGCTCGTAAGCCTTTGAAACATAGTCCTAAAAGTGAAGAAAAAGCTCCGGCTATGTCGTTTTCGCAAAATAGAAATATGAATACAACTTTAGACCGAGTTATGTCTAAATTATCTAAACTAAATTTAAAATAACAATAACTAAAATGAACAGAAATTTAAAAAACAGAAACGTTGCACTTAGAGACATTACAGGCTCAGGTTCTATAGGTACTATTACTACTACCTATGAGGGACAATTCGCCGGTCAATTTATCGCAGCAGCGTTACTATCAGGAACTACTTTAGATAAAGGTTTAGTTACAATTAAGCCTAACGTAAAGTACAAAGAAGTAATCAAAAAACTAGATATGTCAAATATCGTAGTAGACGGAACTTGCGACTTCGACCCAACAGCAGATGCTATTAACCTAGAACAAAGAGTTTTAGAAGTTGGTAACTATCAAACAAACCTACAGATTTGTAAGTCTGACTTCGAATCTGACTATTTAGCCCTAGAACAAGGAGCTTCAGCGTTTGTAGATTTACCAGGCTCTTTTGCTGATTATATGCTAGCTCACGTTGCAGCAAAAATCGCAGAAAAAGTAGAAATTAACATTTGGCAAGGAGACGGAACAACTTCAGGACAGTTTGAAGGTTTCGTACCTAAATTATTAGCTGAGGCTAACTCACAAAAAGTAGTATCGGCTGAGACTGCTTGGGACTCAAGTACAGTAATTGACGAATTTGGATCTATAGTAGACGCTATGCTACCTGCTGTATATGGTAAAGACGATTTATACCTATACGTTCCTACAGCTGCATACAAAGCGTATGTAAGAGCTTTAGGAGGTTTTGCTACTCAAGGCTTAGGTGCTCAAGGTGTGGATAACAGAGGTACTATGTGGTATTCTAATGGTGGAGCAGCTTTAACTTTTGACGGTATTCAAGTTGCTATGTGCCCAGGTATGCCTACTACTAACGCAGTATTGGCTGAAAAATCTAATTTATTCTTTGGAACTTCAGTATTAAGTGATATTCAGCAAACTGTGAAGTTGCTAGATATGGCAGATTTAGACGGAAGTAATAATGTAAGAGTTATCGTAAGATTTTTTGCAGGCTGTCAAGTTGGAGTACCTAAAGATGCTGTAGTATATAGCTTATCTTAATAAATTTAATTAATCATACTAAATAGCCGGGTTTCGGCTCGGCTATAAGGTATATAAAACTTATAAATATGTCTTGTGATGCACTAAGTACGGGTAGAGAGCTAAATTGCAAAAATTCAATGGGCGGTCTAAAGGCTGTTTATTTTGCGGACTTTGGTACTCTAGGTACACTATCAATAACAAATGGAGTAATTACCGGATTCGCGGGAACTCCTGCTTTTTTTCAGTATGATTTAAAAGGTAATTCTAACCTCGAGCAGACAATTAATGCGAGTAGAGAGAATGGGACGGTATTTTATGAGCAAACTTTAAGTTTAACGCTACCATTTTTGGACGTTGAAACTCAAGAAGAACTTATAAAAATTATCGATGCTAGACCTTATTGTATTGTAGAAGATTATAACAAAAATTACCTACTTATCGGTGCTGAAAATGGCACAGATTGTAGCGGGGGGACTATCGTAACCGGAGCAGCCGGAGGCGATTTAACAGGCTTTACGTTAACTCAAGTAGGAATGGAAAAATTACCTGCGTTTTTTATAGAAGAAAGCGTAGTAGAGGGTGCAATATCTGCTTCGGCAGCTGCACCTACACAAATTAACCCTAGTAATACGGTTAACCCTTAATTATTTTGTTTTCCTTTGAAAATCGGCTACTTTTATAGGTAGCCTTTTTTTTTGGCAAATTTTTATTTTTTTACGTTATATAGATATGCAAGTATTAAAACCAACTACAGATCCTCAAACATTTTATATTATTCCTAGAGTATATAATATTGGATTACAATTTAAGTTAAGGGACGATACAACTAACGAAGAAAAATTCTATTCTCCAAGTATAATACAAGTAAACGACTATTTGCAAATAACAGACGTATTTGATTTAGTAGAGGGACATTTTTACGATATTATAGTAGACCAAGATTATGACGTATGGAATACTAACGAAGACTTATATAATTTAAGTCCTGATACTTGGGACGAAGTAAATAAAAGGAGTTTTAAAAATACAATAGATAGAATATTTTGTACTAACCAACCTATACAACAATTAAACAACCAAAATTACGAATTAAACAAAGGAGAATATAAAAAGGATAATTCTTATAATAACGACTATATAGTATTATGACAAAAAAGAAAAAAGAGTTTCAAAAAAATATGCGAGTATTGAATTTAAGTCAATATAGTCAGCCTATTATAATTGAACAAAAAAACAAAAATTGGGTAGAATACGGAGCAGATAATTTGTATTTCGACTACCTTATTAATTCGTATCAAAGTAGCCCTACTGCAGTAGCTTGTATAACGGGTATTAGTCAAATGATTTATGGTAGGGGTTTAGATTGTACTGATTCTAGTAAAAAGCCTGACGAATACGCCCAAATGAAGAGTTTATTTACTGACGATTGTACTAGGAAATTAGCTACTGATTTAAAGCTCTTCGGTATGGCTTCTATACAAATTATATATAGTAAAGATAGAACTAGAATAGCACAAATAGAACATTTTCCCGTAGAAACTTTAAGAGCAGAAAAATGCAGTACTTTAGACGGAGAAATAAAAGGCTATTATTATTATCCTGACTGGTCTAACATTAAGCCAGGCGAAGAGCCAGAACGTATTCCTGCGTTTGGTTGTAGCGAAGAAGACATAGAAATTTTATATATAAAACCTTATAGAGCAGGCTATTTTTATTATAGTCCTGTAGACTATGTCGGAGCTTTAGATTATCAAAATTTAGAAGCCGAAATAGGAACGTTTCATATAAATAATGTTCGTAATGGTATGACTCCTGGGCTCTTAATGAATTTTAATTCAGGTATTCCTGACGAAGATATGCAAAACGACATAGAACGTAAAATTCTAAATAAATATGTAGGAACGACCAATGCAGGAAAAATAATCATAGCTTTTAATGATGACAGAGAGCAGGCTGCTACTATAGACGCTGTTCAGTTATCCGATGCTCATAACCAATACCAATTTTTGTCAGAAGAATCGCAGTCCAAAATTTTGGTCGGTCATAGAGTAACGAGTCCTTTATTATTTGGTATAAAAAATACTTCAGCAGGTTTTGGGTCTAATGCCGAAGAACTAGAAACAAGTTCAGTTTTATTTGATAATACTGTAATACGCCCGTTTCAAGACTTATTAATTACTGCTTTTGACGAAATACTAGCTTATAACGAAATTAGTTTAGACTTGTATTTTAAGAGTTTTCAGCCTTTAGCTTTTGTAGATTTAGAAAATGCTATTTCAGGTAAAGAAATTGAAGAGCAAACAGGTATAAAAGAAGAAGAACGTAAAGAGTTTAAAATGATAGACGGTTACGAGGCTTATGAAACAATAGCTGAAGCAGAAGAAAAAGCTAATACTTTAGGCTGTATGGGTTATCACGAACACCTTGACGAAAACGGGAAAATGTGGTATATGCCTTGTAAGACTCATAATTACCAAGGATCTAAAAAAGACGATAGACCAGAATTAACTGACGAAATAATAGACGCAGTTTTAGAAGAGTATAAAGACTTAGGCGAAGACGAAGAAAAAATATTAGAAGACTATGAACTAATAGATAGTAGACCTGCTAACGACTATGATAAACAACTGAATCAAAGTCTAGACGTAGTAACTAAATTAAGTTTTGTACCTAAGAGTACTCCTAACCAAAAGTCCGAACAAGATACAAGTATCATAAAAGTTAGATATAGATATTATGGCAGTAATAACCCTGAGAGAATTTTCTGTCGTCAAATGTGGGCTGCTCAGAAAGTTTATAGAATGGAAGACTTAGACAAAAATAGTTTAGCTAATAAAGAACTAAGTCCTAAAGGGTCTAACCAAGGAGGGTATAATTTATGGTTATACAAAGGAGGCGTTAATTGTCAGCACTATTGGGAACGAAGAACTTATTTAAGAAAAAATAATAAAAGAGTAACGGTAAATGAAGCTCGTAAACTAATTACTGAAATAGATCCTAGTCTTAGAGACGAAGCGAGAATACAAAAAAACGTTCCTGAAGTCGCACAAATTGCAGGAGCAAATAATAATTGGTGGAGTTTACAACCTGGATATAGAAGTTAAAAATTATGGCAGAAACAGCACTATTTATAAATAGAACAGATTTAGTTAGAAATACTATAATCAACGGAAATTTAGATACGGATAAGTTTATCCAATTTATCAAAATAGCCCAGCAGATGCATATACAAAATTATATGGGCACTGCTTTATATAATCAATTTTCTGAAGCTATACTTAATGGAACAGTTACTCAAGACCAAACAGACTTGCTAAACGACTATATTCAGCCAATGTTAATTCACTATAGTATGGTCGATTTCCTCCCTTTTAGTTCTATAGAATTAAGAAACGGAGGGTTATTTAAACATACTGCTGAAAATGCTACTAGTCCTAACAAAGACGAAGTAGACTTTTTAGTTCAAAAACATAGAAATTTTGCAGAATTTTATACTAGACGTTTTATAGATTATATGTCTTTTAATGCTTCTGCTAAGTTTCCTAAGTATTGGCAAAATAGAAACGACCAAATGTACCCGGATATGTCAGCAACTTTTACAGGCTGGGTATTATGAATCATTTTTTTAATAATGGCATAGAGTATATGAAACAAAGCGAATATAAAATTAAATTTCAAAATGTTAGTAAACTTATAGAATACGTTACAACAAAAGAAAAAAATAAAAAAACTAAAAATAATGGCAAATCTAACAAATAAAAAAATTAGCGAAACTTACGAGGCGTTACTAAAAACTAGTAATAATGAAACCTTAAACGCTACTCCTACTTTATTAACTGACGGAGCAGGAAATAGCTCAGGCTTAACTATTGATAACGCAGGTAATTTAGAAGCAGCTGGAAATTTATCATTTGGAACGGGTTTAATCGATACTTCTAATACTGTTATTATAAAAAACTTTATAGACGAAGCAGACGGAATAGCTAATAACGATAATGATTTTACTATTCCAACCTCAGCAGCAATTAAAGACTATGTAGATAATAATATTACTGCTCAGGATCTAGATTTTCAAGCAGACTCAGGAACAGGAGACGTAGATTTAGATTCAGAAATATTTGAAATTTTAGGCTCTAACGGACTATCTACTACTGCTTCAAACAATAAAATAGTAATTGACGGAATAACCTTAGAGACTGCTATAAACACTAATTCAAGCGATATTCAAGACAATGCAGACGAAATAGTTATAAATAGAGACGATATTACTTTAAATGCTACTGCTATTTCTAATAATGCTTCAGACATAGCTACTAACACTAGTAATATAAATACTAATGCTGCTCAAATAGCTACTAACGTAACAAACATAAGTAATAACGCTAGTAACATTACGACAAACGCTACAAACATTTCGACTAACTCTTCAGAAATAGCAAATAACCAAACTGACATAGCTAACAATTCTACAGCTATAGCTACAAACGTTACTAATATATCTACTAACGCTACTAATATTTCTAATAATAGTCAAGAAATTTCTATTAATGCAACCGATATTTCAAATAATACTCAAGGTATAAACGATAATGCAGCAGATATAACTCTTAATGGAGACGCTATAGTGGTAAATGCGACAAATATAAGTACTAACGCTACTGATATATCTAATTTACAAACAGACGTAGCAAATAAGGTTTCTAAGACAGGAGACACTATGTCAGGAGACCTAACTATTGACGATGCTAAACTAATAGTTAATCAAACTAATAATGACAATGGAGTAGAAATAACAGACGGAGACGTTGCTTTAGGTACAAATTCAGGTACTAGCGTTAATTTAAATTTTCTTAGCGGAAATATTTCAATGGGTATAGGAACTACGGTTAATAGTTCAAATATATATATGGGTACTTTTGACTCTAATAGTAATAACAAAGGTAGATTAACTACTCAAAATGATTCTAGAGACTCTTTATATTGGCGAAGTTACGGAGGTAATGATTTCGGTCTAACCTATAATAAATTATATACAGACGCTAGTCAAAACGAAATAGAATACGAGAGATTACAAATGCGAAATAATTTTCTTTCTATAGGGGGCGTAAATGCTTCAGAACAAGGAATAGGAAATGTAGGAAGATTACGATTTCTTAACCTTAACGCTACAGATAATGAAGCTCTTACAGAACAACCCTATATTGAATCAGCAGGGAATTTTAGTGTTAGACCTGATTCAGGAGGTAATGATTTTCAAGTCGCAAATTACGAACAACAAGATTTTACAGCTTTAGCTGTTGGAACAGGGAATACGGTATTTTCAGGTAATAATTTAACTGTAGGACTTAGTAATGAAAATTCGATGTTCAATACTATTGTTGGTGGTACAGGAAATGTAGCTAGTCAACGTTCACTAGGGGTTAATAATTTAATTGGAGGTAAAGATAATCAACTACAAGAAAAAATACAAAATTCTTTAATAGTTGGAGAAAATAATACTGCAAGAGGTCAAAATAATATTGTCGGAGGTAGAGATAATATAGACCAAATAACTGATTCTACTAGTAAAAATAATTTATTAGCAGGTTATTCTAATAGTATAGAGGGTACAGACTTAGCTAATAGTATATTAACAGGAACTAATAATACTATATGGACAAATAACATAGATAACGTAACTTGTTTAGGAAGCGTAAATAACGTAGGTAATACACTTAATCGTAATTTTTCTGCTAATAATAGTATAGTAACAGGTAATGGTAATAATATAGCTACTACTACAGAGTCTAAAAATTCTTTTATTAGTGGTTTATCTAATACAGTAAACGCTTCGCAGTCTATAGCCCTAGGTAATCAAAATAATGTTACAGGTAATAATAGTTTGGCTATGGGTCAAGGAAATACTAGCTCAGGTTTAAGATCAGTTAGTATAGGTTATAATTCTACAGTAACAAGTAATAATGGAGTAGTAATAGGAAACGATAATGTTAATAATGGTGGAAATAATAGTATAGTAATTGGAACTCAAAATAATGCTAACCCAACTTCAGGAAATGCTAATTATATATTTGGTCAAGGAAATAGTATAACTGGAGCAAATTCACAAAACAACACAATAACAGGTACAAGCTCTAGTATTAGTAATAAAAGCAAAATGAATTTATTAGGCGCAGGTTTAAGCACAAATTCAGTTAATTTTGTAAAAGATACAGTACTAACAGGAGTATTTAATAAAGGTGCTTTATATTCAGACCCTTCTTTTGTAGTTGGAGCAGGTAGTTCTTTTGGTAGTGTACAAAACGCTATAGAAGTTTATAAAGGAACAGGTACTACTAACAACCAAATAGTTATACCTAGGTTACAAGATTTTGCTGACGACTCAGCGGCTGCTACAGGAGGTATAGAACTTATGGGCTTATACCATAAAGCAGGAACAGTAAGAATAAGAATAACTTAAAAATAATAATATGCCTAAAAAAAATTCAAAACCAGGTACTTATAGTATAACAAATTTAGAACGAAAAACTGAAGACGGATATATAGTAGAAGCAACCCTAACTTATAAAATTGAGTCAGACGAAGCTATGTTTTCTCAAAACGTAAGTTGTACTTTTTCTGAAGACAAAGGAGACGATTTTATACCATTTGAAGACGTAACTGAAGCAGAGGTTATAGAATGGTGTTTAGAACAAATTCCTGCAGAGCCTTTGGCGAATATGGAAGAGTTTGTTTTAAGAGAATACACAAAAATATATAATGAAAATACTAACCCAACTATTGAAGAGGGGTTTCCTAGTAGTTGGAACTAATGAATATGCAAGACTTAAAATTATACGGAATTAATTTTGGTGCTATAGGCATCAGTTTTACAGATATTGAATTGATATTAAAAATTTTATTATTAATTGCCACTTTAGGATATACGCTTCATAGGTGGTATATAATGTATAACGACAAAAATAAATAATATGGCTTGGGGAGAAATATATAAAACTACTTGGTGGGGAGACGGAATACCAAATGATATAGGTTGGGGGTCTGCTTATGCTGACTTATCACAAACTTTTAATGAGTATAGTATAGCCTATGACGGCATAACGCCAGGAGAGGCAATTTCAACTCCGGCTGCTACTTACAATATGAATACTCAAAATGGTTTTGGGTTTTATGCTTGGGTTAAAGTATCGCCAACAATTACAACTTTTAGTAACTTTAATCAAAGATGTATAATTGATTTTAGTCAAGATATATTTAATACTGCTAACGGTAAAGGTTATTCTATTTTTGTAAGAAAAACTACTACTACTTTAACTTTAAATTGGTTTTTCAAAAGGACAGGAGAAACTAGGGCTAATTGTAGTTGCATAATAGATTTAAACCAATATGATTTAAACAAACCTATATTATTAGTAGCAGGAATAGAGCCTGACGGAATGGATCCTCAAGTATTTTCTAGGCAAGTATTCAGAGCTTATCAGCAGGGTTTAAATGCTAATAATTACTTAGAGGAAATAAAAAATGTTCCTAATACTTGTAACCCTTTATGTACTCCTTATCCAACAGGACAAAACTTTGTTATTGGAAATACTAACGATGCAGGAACAACTTCTAGCGAATTTGTAGGAGAAATAGACGAAGTCGCAACTTGGAGGGGAGCTTTCTTCGGTTGGGAAACTGCGTCAGCTAATTATTTTGACGGAATAAATAATGAGTATAGATTAAACTTAAACGACCCTGCTTCAGGATCTAGAGTAAGCAATATATTTTTAAATAGTTGGTTTAGAATGGGAGACGGAGCAACCTTTAACGGTAGCACTTGGTCAATACCTAACGCTTCTAGCACTTCGTCCGCCCCAAATGCTAGTTCCGATACTTCAATGACTTTAGCTAATAGAGTACCTCAAATAATAAATTAATAAAATGATTAGACTATTAAAATACATAACGAAAAAACTAGAAACGTTTAGATGTTGGAGACATAATAAATGGAATAATTTTCTAGATAAATTAAAAACTAATTGTCCTTGCGAAAAATTAATAAAATAATAATTCACTGCTCTGCAACTCAGGAGGGTAAAGACGTTTCAGTAGAAGAGATTAGACGTTGGCACTTAAAAAGAGGTTGGAGAGACATTGGTTATCACTTTGTCATTCAACGTAACGGACTAGTAGAAGAGGGTCGTCCTATAGAAATGTCAGGGGCTCACACAAAAGGCGAAAATTGGGATAGTATCGGACTTTGTTATATCGGAGGCGTAGAAGCAGAGAGGGGTAAAAATGGTAAATGGATTGCTAAAGATACTAGGACAGAAGAACAAAAAGACAGCTTAGTAGATTTACTTTGTCAACTAAAAGACACTTATGGTAATGTTAATATATATGGGCATAACGATTTTTCTAGTAAGGCTTGTCCTTGCTTTGATGCTAAAAAAGAATACGAAAACATTTCAGAACGTTGGTAAAAATGAATAAATACGATTTTAGTATTATTAATTTACTTACTAGTGGTATGATCGTTGGTTGGGCATATTACGAGCCTGACCCTGTAGGAGAATTTAATTATTATGAATTAGACATATATTTATTAATTATACAATTACAATTTCGCTGGAGTAATGAAGAATAAAAATATATCTATATATAAAACAAAAAGGAAAAAACGTCCTGGAGTACATAGTAAAAACGCTAGTAGACTTAAAACTAGCAAGGGTTATAAAAAAAAATATAATAGTCAGGGTCGATGAAAAAAATACTAGAATTTTTCGGTAGTAATGTTTTTAAGGGAGTTAGCGATTTGCTAGACGACTTAATTACTAATGACGAAGAACGCTTAGAAGCTAAACGTAAAATCTTTGAGACACTTAAACAAAAAGAGTTAGAGCTTCAGCAAATGCAAACAGATATAATTATACAAGAAGCTAAGGGTAATTGGTTACAGCGTAGTTGGAGACCTATTCTAATGTTAGCTTTTGGTTTTATAGTTATATACGTTAAATTCTTAGCTCCGTTATTTCAGCTACCAATACCTGAATTAGAAAACGAGTTTTGGAATTTACTTCAATTAGGTATAGGAGGCTACGTTATAGGGCGTACAGGAGAAAAAATAGCTAAAGAATATGCTAGTACCAAAAAAAAATAAAAGCGTCTTAAAACGCTTCTTATAGTATAACACTAGTATATAATAGTATATTTATATAACTAGATTATAATACTAGTATATAATAGTATAATATATAAGAATTTTAATAACTTGCAAATATGGAACTAATAAAACACTTTTTCGGAATTTGTGGAGAATCGCATATTAATATATTTTCTCTACTAGTTTTAGTATTGTTGTTTAATAGTATTTGTTATATTTATAAATATTATGAATATACCAGACCTAATAAAAAACGTACTTAAAAACAATAATTTATCTACTAGGGAAAAAATAGACAACTGTTTAAGAATAGATAGTATTCAATATACTAACTTAGGTATCGAGTCTAGTCCAATAGAAATTAACTTAGCTAAAAAAAATAGTCGTTATATTTATGACGCTATTAAAACTTTAGACTACGACATAGGTAGTATGCTAACTCGAGCAGAAGATGCCTAGAAAAACAAAACGTAAAACCTTAATAAAAAAATTAGATACTATATTTAGTGAGTATATCAGGCGTAAGTATGCTAACAAACTAGGTATTGTAAAATGCTATACTTGTAATAAGCAGGAGTATTGGAGGGGTAAAGGTATGCAAAACGGACACTTTATCTCTAGATCCTCTAGAATTTTACGTTGGTCGGAGGATAACTGCCGTCCCCAGTGCTACGCTTGTAATTGTATGAGATATGGGCAAAATTATATATTTGCTATGAATCTAAATAAAGAATATGGTTACGACAAAGCAGCCGAATTACTTCAAAAATCTAGACAAACTATAAAACAAACCGATTTTGAAATAGTAGAACTAATAGAAAAATATCAGGGTTTAGTAGATAAAATGTAGTATATTTGTTTGAATTGTAAAAATTCATCATATCGTAAGCGAAAGGAATTGAGGTCTAACTTTAGTTCCTTTTGTCTTTTATTGTAAAAACTTTTTATATAAGTGTACTATTTATTAACATTTTTTTTATAACTTGTACAAAATTAAAAACGATATGACTGCTAGAGAAACTTTAATAGCCGAGCTTCAATATTCTGTAGAGGCTTTGAGAAAAGAAAATCAACAACTTAAAAACAAATTAGAAGAAAAAGAGGCGATGTTAGATAACGCCTTTAGTCGTCTATCATATTACGAACTTAATAACTAAAAAAATGAGTATAAAAAAAGGTAAAGTCCTAGAGGTTACTCCTAATGGTAGTTGGTCTGAATTTAACAAATATATAGTTAAAATTGAGAATAACGACTTTGAAGTAGGAGACTTTAATTTCTTGGCAAAAGGAGAATTTAAAAAAAAGGTTGGAGAAAGTATTGAATTTGAAATAAAAAATAACGAATACCGAACAGCAAAAATTTATTATAACGCTAATAACTATTAAAATGAAACAAGGAAAAATAAAAAACATAGAGCCTAACGGAAAATGGAATGATAAAAGTAAGTATAAAGTAACGTTTGATAACGGAGACGCTTATACTTTTTTTGCTTTAGGAGATTTTAAATTTAAAGTCGGAGACGTAATTTCTTATGAAGTTACTAACGCTGAATATAAAAACGCTAAAATACCTAAAGACCAATACGAGAGAAACGTTCCTCCTACTACTAATTATACTGATAAAAACGATTTAATAATTCGTCAGACTTGTATAAAGGCTTCGGCTCATTATAACGCCCAAAGAAACGTAGGGGTTGATACTCTTATAAACGAAGCTGAGTTAATGTTTAATTGGATAAAATCATAAAAAATGGAAACAACAAAAAAAGAATATCAAACTGAATATATAAACTGTATTATACCTAAACAAGGTAAACAAGACTTTATAGTATCTGAGCTTCATATAAAAGTTCAAGAATTACAAGACGTATTTACTAAGCATAAAAAATTTATCGAAAGTAATAATGGTTTTTTTAGTGTTACTTTATGTAAATCTTTTAAAGATCCTAATAAACTATATTTAAAACATAGTCAATTAGTAGAGGTAAAAGAAGAGGTTGTTACTCATAAGGAACAAATGCCTGACAGAGACGACTTACCTTTTTAAAACAAATCTAATTTGTTTATCCCTCCTACAATATCGAATTAAGTTCGGTTAGGGGGGTTTTTTTTTATATATTACAAACTCTAAAATTACGATATGCTAGTAGACTATAAGTCCCAAATAAAAACAATTAATAAAATAAGGAATGGAGAATTAAAAACAGGACTCAAGTTAGGAGTATCTGAATTAGATTCTCATTTTGTTTTAAAACCTACGGATCTAAATTTATTTTTAGGACACGCCAACGTAGGGAAAACTTCCTTAGTATTATTTTTAATGCTATGTTATGCTGTTAGACATAATACCAAATTCTTAATATACTCTTCAGAAAATGAGCCTTACGAGTTAATAAGAAAGCTCTTAGAATATTTAATAGAAGAGCCAATAAACCGAATAATTCCTGCAGACTTTAAAAAAGGAATAAAATTTATAGAAGAACATTTTCAGTTTATCTCAAATAAAAAACTTTATACTTATATAGAGTTATTAGAAGTAGCAGAACAAACAAAGAAGAAATTTAATTTTACAGGCTTTTTAGTAGACCCTTATAATAGTTTAGCAAAGGACAGAGAATTATCAAAGTCCCTAGGGTTTCACGAATACGACTATGAAGTTTTAAGTAAGTTTAGAATGTTTTGTTCCGAACATAGGGTATCTCTTTGGCTTTGTGCTCACGCTAATACCGAAGCTCTAAGAAGAGTTTATAAAAGCCCTCACCAATACGAGGGTTATCCTATGGTATGCGAAAGTTCTTCTATTGAGGGGGGAGGTAAATTCGTTAATCGTTGCGACTCATTCGCTGTAGTTCATAGATTTATTCAGCACCCTACAGAATTTATGTATAGCTTTTTACATATAAAAAAGATTAAGTCCATAGAGACAGGCGGACGTTGCACTAGCCTAGACAACCCAATAAAACTAAGAGCACTTATTAACAACGTAGGCTATTCTATTAACGATGAAAGTATAGTAAAAATACTTAAAAGACATAATGCCCCATTTTAAAATAGTATAGTTTTAGCTATATTATAGAGGTGTGCATATTAACCCAATTATATAGTAAACATAACACTTGGTTAGAAATTACCGAATCATTCGGAGTAAACCCTGAAACTGCAAAAGATATAGTTTCTGAGTTATATATAAAGATAGATAAGTTTGTAAAAGAAAAAACGAACAAATCTATAATGTATAACGATAAGGAGGTTAATTACTATTTTATATTTGTTACTATTAGAAATTTAGTCTTCGACTTAAAACGTAAAGAAAAAAAGGTTTACTTTGAAACCCTAGACAACTTACCTGACTTAGGATATACTAGTGAGTATAAAGAGCCTGACGACTATTTAAAATTAAAAGTTATAAATGATTGGTACGAAAACGATAAGTATTTACAAATGCTAGAAGAAGCAAACTTATTAGATAATTTCTCTCAGGATAAAATGAAAGTATATTATTTAAGAAGAATCTTTAAAGAAGTATTTTTAGATAATACTAAAGTAAGCGAGTTATCTCGTAACACTAACATAACTTATTGGAGTTTAAGAAACACTATTAGAAACATAAAAAAACAAATACATAACGACTATGAATTTAGGAAACATATTAGAGACGATTTTTAAATATACAGGCGTTAAATGGCTTGTAAAAAAAATAGTAATTGATTTATTAGGCTATGAGTCCTGCGGCTGTGAAGACAGAAAAAAAGCCCTTAACAATATAAAAATATTCAGGAATGAAAAATCTAAATAATAAAGACTATAAATATTGGACTAAGTTTAGATCCTCTACTAAAGACAGAATTACAGGAACAGAGTTAAAAAGAATTAGTTCTATACATAGTGAAGTATTCGAGCATAAATATTTTTTACCCTGTACTTGCAACCCTAAAGGAATACAAAGATTTATAAATGACATTAATAAAGTTTATACCTCAATGTAATAATGGATATAGAAAAAACCGAATTATTTGAAAAAGCAGTTGTTCATTTTCTAAATTTTGACGGCTGGAAACTTGAACATATAGGGGGTATGAGCAGATACGATGCCAAAGGTTTTACGCCCAAAAATTATCCTGTCGTAATAGAAATGAAATTTCGAAACAAGTATTACGAAACTAAAATGATAGAGAAAAAAAAATATGATGCTTTAATGTCAATACCTAGTAATGTAGTTAAACTATATTTTGTAGCTGACCCTAAAGGTAATTATATGTATTGGTTAAATGATTTGAGTATGCCAGAGCTTGAGACTGTCAGTTGTTCTAAGACTACTTTTTGGGGTGGAGAAAACGAATCTAAAGAAGTTTATTATTTACCTGAAAGCAAAGCTAGTATAGTCTCTATAAACGATACCGACCCTGAGCCTGGACCTTGGGCTGAATATTTCGCTAGAAAAAGAAAATAGCTGTTATTATTTATTAACAATTTTTTTGTACCTTTAAGAAATTCAAATACTTAACGATATGAAAAAATGTACAATTTGTGGCGATACCATAATAGGTTTCGGTCATAACCCCCAACCATTTAAAAATTCAGGTAGATGCTGTAATAGTTGTAATGACATAGTCATAAGATACAGGCTATATAAACAAGGCGTAAAATATACAGGAATATTTAAAGAATGGGTTTAAAAGATTATGAAAGCAACGTTTTAGATATTGAAGAACTTAGTTATTATAATGAGTTTGAGTTATTATCTAAAATAGTTTTAGAATGGGACAAAGCCTCTAAAGATAAAAATATAAGTGAGAGGTCAAAGCTAGAGTTACAAAACGTTATAACAAGTGTTACAAAAATTGGGATATACGTTTCTAATATGCAAAGTAGACAGCGAGAATATAATTCACAAATAAGTAAATGGAGGCGTAAATGTTTACACTTAGAAGCCGAAATAACTAGACTTATAGAACTAGATAATAATGAAAAATAAATACTTACAATATCTTCAGGAAATTTATTTTAAAGAAAAACAACAAACAATACAAATAGAATCAAAAATGAATAATAAACATAATGCCTTAGAAAGCCCAATATTCGATCACTACCGAAAAAATGAGCAAAGAATAAAACAAGCGATACAATTTTTAAATGAAAACGATTTTTACGTTTATAAAAAAACAGCCGTAGATTATGAAAAATTATAAAGTTGAATATTGGTATTTACTATTTATAGGAGGCGAAGACTTAGGTTATGATTTTGACGTAGTAAACGTTAAAGCTATAAGCCCTAAACAAGCTATAAGTAAAGCTAAACAACAAAGTATAGTTGGAGCTAAGAATTTTAAAATTATAGAAGAATGAAGAATATAAAACTATTAGACGGTAATTTCTACAATAGAAATAAGATATTAGAAAAAATGTCAGACGATGAATATTATTATGGAGAATTAAACAAACTAGCCTTATCAAGCTCTTCATTAAAATTAATGTTAGATAGTCCTAAAACTTTTTATTACGTTACTAAATATGGTCAAGATAGTAATACTTCTGCTTTGACTACAGGTTGGCTTTTTCATACGAGAATACTTGAGCCTGAAAAATTTGACACTTTACATTTTGTAGACGTTCAAAGTAAAAACACTAAGAAATATAAATTAGCTAAAGAAGAATACGGTCAAGTATTTACAGCTAAAGAATTAGAAGAAAACAATAGGTTAGTAGATGCTTTTTATAAAAACCCTAGAGCAGTAGAATTACTAGGCGATAGTCAGTTTGAAGTGCCGGGTCTTGTAGAAATTTTCGGTAGACCTTTTAGAGCTAAGGCTGACGTACTTAAAAATAAAGGGGGCATAGTAGATTTAAAAACTACAGTAGACGTACAACACTTTAATAAATCTGCTTATCGCTATAAATATTATTTACAAGTAGCTATATATTGTGAGGCTTTTAATGTAGACTATAAAGACTTTACTTTTTTATGTTTAGACAAAGCTAACTTAGATATTGGAATTTGGAACGTTTCGGAAGAGTTTTACGAGTACGGACGTAAAGAATTAAAACGAGGCATAGAACTATATAACACTTACATAAGAGACGACTTTGATATAAACGATTATACTATCCAGGGTACGTTATGAGAATATTAAATTTATATGCCTGCTTAGGAGGTAATCGGTATAAATGGTCAGACGAACATAAAATTACAGCAGTAGAGTTAGACCCTGACTTAGCTAGAATGTATAAAGAACGTTTCCCCCAAGACGAAGTAATAGTAGC